AATAATTGGAAATGTGGTTGGTACATCTGCTAGTTCTTCTTCATATAGAGGAATATTAGTTCAAACAACTACAAATAATAGTAATTACACTACTCAAGTTAGTGGATATACAGGTCAAGATGCTACTCATTATTATATGTCAGCTTATTATAGTACCTTTTTTGATGTTACAGATGTTGCAAATTGCAAAGTAAGATTTGCGTCTGAAATGGCATCAAGCGGAAATATATCACTAGAGACTTGGTATGAATTTTACTATTTAGGAGACACATAAAATGGCAGATATTAATAATAGACCAAATCTTTTAGAAGATTATTTAGCAACTTTGCATAATGAAAGTTGGTTTTATTTTACAGATGTTAATAATAAAACATATGAAAATTTAAGATTAAGTGAAAAAATATGGGATGCAGTAAATAAAACAATTATTGATAATCCTCATTCTTTACCATCAGAATCAGATTGTAACACAGGTCTAGAAAATTTACAGTCACAATGGGATGCTAACCAATATCAAAGAGAAAGAGCAACTGCTTATCCATCAATACAAGAACAATTAGATATGCAATACTGGGATAAGGTTAATGGTACTACTAACTGGGAAGATGCTATTGCTAAAGTGAAATCAGACAATCCTAAATCATAACAATGAAATTTGTGTTAGCTTATACTATATGTTCAGCGATCACAGGATTTTGTAACAACACAGCAGTATCACCAGTAGAATTTAATACCTGGACAGATTGTACTAAAGCAGGTGCAATAGCAACTATTAAAGTTACCAATGAAAATATAGAAAAATTTAATGAAAATAAATTATATGTAAGTTATTTCTGTAACGAGGTTAAAAAAGAAAATGCCTAAGAACTCAGCTCTTGAGAGAATAGAATCACACGAAAAACTTTGTCGTATTATGCAAAAGCAAACTCATCAAAAAATTAACAACATAGAATCAGAAATCAAAGATATTAAAAGACACATGTACTACGCTATGTCAGCATTAATAGGTGGTATGTTTACAATTATAGTTATACTATTTCAAAAACTTTAACTCTAAGGTCTTTATGGCTAGAAGAAAGAAAGCAGTTACTGGTCTAACCTCAGAATTAAAAGCTCAACTTAGACTTGCTGAAGATCCTAATTTAATAGTATTTGCACCAGTTGGTGGTTTAGGTCCAGTAGATATTGTTACTTTAAATATGACAACAGGTGAGTATACTGCTTATGATGTTAAATCTAAGAACTATAGAAAAGTTGAAAATTATGTTGCAAAAGATGGGTATAAAAGAAACCTTAAAGGATCATTTATATCAAGAGGTACAACTAAAGAACAAAAGAAACTTAACGTAAGGATTATATACGAATGAACTTATCAGAAAACTTTACCCTTCAAGAACTAACTAAATCAGACACAGCAATAAGATTGGGTATACCTAATGAACCTAACTCAGATCAAATTGAAAAACTACAAAACCTTTGCGAGACTTTGCTGCAACCAGTTAGAGATAAGTTTGGTCCAGTAATTATAACTAGCGGATTTCGTAGTGAGCAGCTATGCGTTAAAATAGGTAGCTCAATTAATAGTCAACATACTAAAGCTGAAGCGGTAGATTTCGAAGTACCAGGCACAGATAATGCTGATCTTGCATATTGGATAAAAGATAATATAGAGGGTTGGGATCAAATGATCCTTGAGTTTTATACCATTGGTGAGCCTTCAAGTGGGTGGGTGCATTGTAGTGTTGCAGATAAACCTAGAAAACAATTCTTGAGAGCTTACAAAGAAGATGGTAAGACAAAATACAAACCTATAATTGGAGATATAAGATGTGGTTAAGTGCAATTAAACTAGCGGTAAATGCTGGTAGTCATATTTATAAAAAGAAACAAGAAACTAAAATGATGATGGCTAATGCACAAGCTAAACACGCAGAGAAGATGGCTAGTGGTGAGCTTGAGTATAGTGGTAAATTATTAGAAGCAAGACAATCGGATTGGAAAGACGAGTTCGTATTAATCGTGCTAACGCTGCCAATTTTAGTAATTGCGTATGGGGTTTTTAGTGATGATCCTGGTGCAGCTTCTAAGATAAAAGAGTTCTTTGAACAATTCCAACAACTACCAAGTTGGTTTACAAATTTATGGATTTTAGTAGTAGCTTCTATTTATGGTATTAAAGGTACACAAATATTTAAAGGTAAGAAATGATCAGTAAAAGTTTTGCACAACAGTACAGCAAGAAGGTAACTATGTTATCGCAGCAAACTGGTAAGAAGAAAAAGAAAAAGAAATATAAGAAGAAGAAGTAATGGCTAAGCAAAAGTTTACACACTTTATACCTAGAGATAAACCTAAGAAGCGTGGACCAGGTCAACATAAAAAATCTAAAAGCAAAGGTGAGAAACGTCAGCAAAAATTAAAACGCTATAAGGGTCAAGGTAGATAATGATGGAGTATGCCTATATGAATTATTATTTTACAGGTGCATTAATTATTATGTTTGTACTTCTTGCTTTGTTTGGAGGACCACCTAGATGAAAATATCAGAGAACACATCTGTAAGTATGCCAGTAAAAAATATGTTGGCTATTGTAGCAGGTGTTGCTATGGGTGTGTTTGCCTACACAGAAGTTACTGCAAGATTAACAAGTTTAGAGACATCAAGAGAACTATTCCAAGCTGATCTACTTAAAAAGTCTGAACAAAAACCTACAGATCAAGAACAGTTTATGTTAATAGAATCATTGTTTGAAGATGTAGAGAAGTTAATTACAAATCAAGAACAAAATATGACTAACAAAGTCAATATAGAATTTTTAAAAACGCAGTTAGAAAAAGCGTTAAATGATGTTGAAGATTTAAAAGATAAGGTAAGACAAAATGGAACAAGTCATTAGCACAGTTGTTGCTCTTTGTATGTTTGTAGCAGGTGAATTAACTGAACATCGTATTCAACCAGCTATGTCAGATTGCTTAAAAGGTAAACGTGTTGCTGAACGTGCAGCTAATGATAATATAGAATACAAGTGTGATAAGGTAAAAGCAGAGTTAGAAGAAAACATTGATGGTAGTAAAGCTATTAAAAAAATAGTAAAAGAATAATTATGGCTATCAGAAAAACTACCAAAGGTAAAAACGCAAACTACAGACCAACAAAGTCTGGAGCTGGTATGACCGCTAAAGGTGTTCGAGCTTATAGACGTGCTAATCCAGGTTCTAAATTAAAGACAGCAGTAACTGGTAAAGTTAAAGCAGGATCTAAAGCTGCTAAAAGACGTAAGTCATATTGTGCAAGATCATTGGGTCAACTTAAAAGATCATCAGCTAAAACTAGGAACGATCCTAATTCAAGAATAAGACAGGCAAGACGAAGATGGAAATGCTAGATAGATTAGTTTACAAGTTCTTTGGTTGGATGGATAATCAATTTAAAAAAGTAGATAATGTTTTTACTTTTGATTTTACTAATTTTAGTAAAAGAAAAAAGAAAAAGAAATGAAGAAAAAAGGTTGGAAGAAACCTATACAACAATCATTAATCTGTGGCTACTGTGTGTGGTGCAAGAAGATGCTCATGAGTGATGCAGGAGGTTGGATTGTAACCCATAAGAAACAATACTTTTGCCATAATGGTAAAGATGGTAGTTGTTTTGATAAACATTGTGTGGTAAAAATGAATCAACAAAAGGAGAACAATTATGTATGGTAAGTCAAAAGGTAAAAGTAAGCTAACAGCTAGGCAAAAAACTCTGCCTAAGTTTTTACAAAATAAAATTAAGAAATCTAAAAAGAAGAAGAAGTAATGAAAAAAGGTTATCACAAAACTAAATCTGGTAAGACAGCTAAAAAAGGTTTGTACTATAATATTAACAAACGTAAGAAAGCTGGTACATCAAGAACCAAAAAGAAATCTACAATTAGTTCTAAGGCTTATAAGAATATGAAGTCTGGATTTAAGAAGTAGTTATTGGCAACAACTCTGATTTTAATTTAGAATACTCTTCCCATATAGGATATTCGCTACCCCAATACCTAGACTTGTTTTGTTTATTGTTTAGTGAATGTAAAACTGTAGTGTGATCTTGACCAAACACTCTGCCAATAGATGAGATACTTACATTATATTCTTCATGTAAAAGATTATAAAGTATGCTTCTTGTTCTAACTACATCTCTAGTTCTACCTTTGCCAAACACATCATGTTTACTTACAAGATATTTTTCACAAACCTTATCTACTATTTTATTAACAGTTTCTAAGTTTGCATTTTTGTAAACAACTCCAATTATTTTCTTATTACTATCATCAATAGGTTGTTTCTGTAAAAGTTTTGCAGCATATAAAAATCCTTCCGAGAACCCTACCTCATATAATCTTTCTTCTTGGTTCGTAAGAAGGTAAAATGCTTTCTTAACTTTATATACAAATGTGTTTTGGTCTAAGTGTTTTATGTGTTTATTATAGTGTTGACTTACATTTATGGTCATAGATCCCCTACAGTTTCCTTTCTTTTTTTTCAATCATTACGTTAATGACTATTTACTTGTCATTAACTGTTCTTTTGTCTGCTCTATTTGCCAAAGTAATTTATAAGAATCTTGTTGATACTTATTTACTTTCAGTTTTGCTTCCAGATACTTCGAGTGTTTCTTCTCTTGAAGATCCTTTAGCTTCTGCAGACGCATTCGGATTTGTTCCATCATGCTCCTTTTTTACTGTTGCAAAATCATATTTTAAATTATTGATCTTGCATTCTACAAACTCTCCTCTATTGGAATTGTTTGCAGCTTTCTTTACATCATCAAAGAGTTCAATCATTTGAAAATGACACTCTCCATTGATAATTCTTTTAAATTTTGTCATACTTATTTAGTTTTTTCAACTTCTTTTTTTATCAAAAAATCTATATACTGTCTGGCTTTTTTGAGATCCTCGATACCATTTTTTCTTTTGTATCTGGAAATATACTTAATTACATTGCCTTCACAAAAATCAAATTCATTTTTAATTATAAAATCAATAGGTTCAATCTTGTTTGCTGTGTAGTGTGATGGTTCTTTTATATTATCTGTCATACTAAATCCTGTTTTAGCAAGGTGGGGAAAACGATTAGAAAGGGAAAAAAAACCCCACCCTGCTGGATACCCTTTAGCCTAAGTTAAAAGGTATATTCGTTATTAGCACCTTCACTTGGTTTTGCAAAGGCATTTTTACTTGCTCCTGCTCCACTCGGTGTTAAAATTACTGTCAATTCACCTTCCTTGACATTGCCGTCTTGATCTTTTGACGGAAACGCAGCTTGGTTATACCACTTACCATTAATATTGACCCCAATAGTCCAGTTCTTATCTGGATGTTTCATATTTTTAGGACCAATGTAAACTGGAAGTTTATCTGTTGGAGACTTCCAATCTTTATTCTTGGTTAGGTTGATGTATATCTTATCGGATTGATTATCCATGTTTACTCCTTAGTTATATCAATCTTTATG